TGATGAGGCTGCCCAGCCCGGTGCCTGCCGAGTCCAGCAGCCCTTCCACGGTCTGCCAGACCTGGCCGATGCCGCCGAGCGCGGCGCTGATGACGTTCTGCCCGCCGGGGCCGCCGAGCCGCACGCCGACGACGAAATTGTCGTTGCTGATGGGCGTCTCGGTCACGCCCAGGGCGGTGTCGTAGGCGCTGATGAGGGTGCCGGACGCGGCGGCCATGCCGGTATGGCCGATGCCGCCCCACTTGGACGGGTCGGGCGAGGCCCCGGTGAAGAACAGGATGTCGCCGGCCTGGATCTGGCTGCGGTTGGTGAAGGTGTAGTCCGAGTCCCAGGCCGAGAACCAGTCGGCTTCGAGGTTGGCGATGGCCGAGGACTGCGGGATGGGCACCCCAGCCGCGTTGGCGGCGGACCACACCAGGCTGGAACAGTCGTACGGCGGGCGCCCCCACCGGTTGGCCTCGCTGTAGGCATCCCCCCGGCGGGCCAGCATGTAGCTGAGCATGGCCTGCTCGATCTGGCCGCCCGAGGCGTACGGGGCCGGGGACCAGTCCCTCGGCGCGTTGCCCCGGCCGGGCATGTGCGGCGGGTTGCCGAGCCCGCCGCCGGCCGCGAACCCCTGCGAGGCCATGGTGCCGCGGGACCCGGCGCCGAGCCACTGGTCCGCCTGGTTGAGGCCGTTCAGGAAGTCCGGCCCGAACGCCCGGTCCAGCGCCATCCGGGCCGGCTGGCGGAGCATGTACTCCCCGCCCATGGCCAGGATGGGCGTGCCGTCCACCGCGCTGGCCCCGGGCACCGACCCGCCGCCCGGGTAGACCGGGCCCCCGGCTGCCCTGATGAGCGGCACATCAGGGATGGACAGGCCGCCCGGCAGGTGCTTCAGGATGACGTTGTTAATCGCGTTGATCGTGCCATTGATGGGGTTCTGGATTACCCAGTTAATGGCAGCCTTGAAGGCGGTCTCGATGTCATTGCCGAGGCCGGAGATCATGCCGCCGACGGGTATGGCGATCTTGGACTGGAACCAGCCGCGGAACTGGTCGAACCACTGCGGCACCAGCACGGTGAACAGGTGCGACATCCCGCCCACGATGTCGTTATTGAAGAAGCGCCAGCTGTCGGCCCAGGCGATGGCGGACCCGGACACGAAGCTGTTAAGCCAGGCCGGCACGCTGACGGTGAAGAAGTGCGCCACGTTGCTGACCAGGGTGCTGCTGAAGAACCGCCAGGCCTGGGCCCAGGCGATGCTGGCCCCGTTCACGAAGCCGGCGAACCAGGCGGGCACGGAGGCGGTGAAGAAGTGCGCGACATTGGCCACGATGGCGCTGTCGAACCAGTGCCAGGCGGCGAAGAACCCGTCATGCGCCGCCTTCGGGATGGTGACGTTGAAGAAGCCCGGGGCGGTGACGGTGAGGAAGTGCGTGAGCGGGCCGGCGAAGTCCTGCTGGAAGTGCTCGTAGCCGATCGACCAGCCGTGCGCGATGGCATTGGGCAGCAAGGTGCTGAAGAACCGGCTCACCGGGTCGCCGAAGCCGGAGGAGAAATTGGCCGCCGCGGTGTTCCACGTGCCCTTGGTGCCGAGCGCGAAGCTCCGGGCCCAGCCCGGCATCAGGAGCATGAACAGCTCCTCGACCTTGGTCACGAACCCGCCGTTGAGCGAGTCCCAGATGCTGGCGCCCCACCCGGCGATGGCATGCGGCAGCGTGCGGTTGAAGAAGCCCGGCATCGTGACCGTGAGGAAATTGGTGACCGGGCTGCCGAACCCGCGCATGAAGTTCTCGTAGATGGTGCTCCAGGCGAAGGCGATCCCGTGCGGCAGGGACACGTTGAACCAGTTGGGGATCTTGTTGACCAGCACCTCGGTCAGCGGGCCGGCGAAATTGCGCTGGAAGTCCTCGTAGGCGACGCTCCAGCCATGCGCGGTGGCATTCGGGATGGTGTCGGTGAAGAAGTGCGGCAGGGTGGTCCCGAAGAACCGGCCCATCTGGTCGATGTTGGAGAAGAAATCGTCTTTCCGCTGGCCCCAGAACCCGGACTGGGCCAGCTTGTCTGAGGCATCAGCGGACTTGGCCAGGCCCTGCTGCAGCGACTGCATGGGCTTCTCGCCCTTGGACACCTCGGCCCACAGCCTGTCGGCCTGGACCTGGGTGAAGCCCATGGACTTCATCCAGGCCTCGAACTGGGTCTTGGCGTCCTTGGCGTTCCCGCTGGCGCTGATCAGGATCTCGGCGACCTGCCTGCCTGCCTGGATGGTCGGCTGGGCGCTCGGCCCGAACTTGGCCAGGTCGGTGGCGAAGCCGTTGAAGGCGCCCTGGCCGCCGAGGGCGTTGAAAGTCGCGGTGGACATGGCCGGGACCAGGTCCTGCTGCAAGGTCGTGGTGAGCTTGGCGGCATCCTGGTCCAGCTGGGACAGCGGCTTGTCAGCCGTGGCCATCTTGTTCTGCAGGTCCTGCGTGGCCGCCGCCGCGCCGAGCGGGCCGATCCACCTGGTCAGCTGCTTCCAGGTGGTGATCGACGGGTCGGCCTCCTGGACCAGGGCGAGGATGGCGCTGCGCGCGGTCGAGCTGTTGCCGGCCAGCGGGACGAGCATGGCGGCCAGGTCCCTGGTCGCCCCGGTGAGCAGCGCCGTGCCGGCCGCGCCGGACTGGGTGACCGCGGACTGGCTGCGCAGCCAGTCGAGCACCTGCCCGGCCTGCGGGATGAGCTGGATGAACGAGGACCGCAGCGTCAGGCTCTGGCTGTTCAGCCCGGACATGGAGGCGCCCGCGGCAGCCGCGTTGGTGTGGGTGGTGTTGAGGTTCTGCTCCAGGGTGACGAAGGTGGACTCGCCGCCGGTTATCAGGGTCAGCCACTGGTCCCAGGCGGTGTTCAGCGCCTGCATCTGCTTGAGCTGGTCGGAGTTCATGACCAGCTGCACCGACACGTCGCCCTGCAGCTGGGTGAGCCCCTGGCCCATCGCGGCGTACCCGGCGACCAGCCCCTTGACCTGCTGCATGTCGGCGGCCCACACCTTGCCCTGGGCGGTGAACAGGTCGCTGGTCTTGACCCCGGCGGTCTGCAGCAGCTGCAGCGCGCCGGGCATGTTCACCCCGTAGGCCTTCTGGATTTCCCCGGTGTGCACCAGCTCGGCCTGCAGCTGGCCGGACAGCTGAGCATGCTGGGCGCTCAGCTCGCCGACCTCGGTCGAGTTGAGATGCTGGGCGTTGGTCAGCTGGACCGTGGTGGCGGCCAGGTCCGAGACGGTCTTGCCGATGACGGTGAGCATGGACTGCTGGCCCAGCCCCTGGTTCATCGTGTCGATCCACTGCTGGGCGGCGTCCTTGGCGGTGGCCACCTTGTAGGCGAAATAGCCGATGGCTGCGACGAACGCCGCGATCAGCGCGACGTCGAGCACGGAGGCCAGCAGGGCCAGCGCCCCGGACAGGCTGAAGGTCGCCCCGGCGGCGGCGGTCTCCGCCACCGCCAGCTCCCCGCCGGACATCGCCGCCGCCTCCTCGGCGATGGCCGCCTGCCCGGCCGAGGCCGCGACTGCCTCCTGGGCCGGGGCCAGGATCCCGAGGCTGACCAGGAGATCCCGGATCCGGGTGGGGATGGCGCCGAACCCGGCCGCGATGTCGGTGAGGATGGCCCGGAACCGCTGCAGCCCGCTGGCGCCCTCGGGCAGCAGGCCCAGCGCGCTGGTGGCCGCGGAGATGCCGCCGACCAGCAGGGCCAGCGACCGGACCATGTTGAGCACGACGGTGACGGCCAGGCCGCCCCACAGCTGGATGCCGTGCAGGCCGAGGACGAACACGGTCAGCCACGCGCCGACCTGGGTGTGCATGAGGTCGCCCAGCAGGCCGAGCAGCTTGGACAGCACCGCGGTGACGGCCACCAGGTCCTCGGCGATGTGAGTCTTCTGGGCCGCGTCGAACAGGCCGGAGATGAACCGGCCGACGTTCAGCGCGATCTGGCCGAGGTTCTTCAGGACCGACTCACCATCGGCCAGGAAGCGCTGGATGGCCGGCCCGGCCGCGTTGAAGTCCACCACGAGGCGGGCCAGGAACCGGTCCAGCACGGCTCCGGTGCTGAGCGCTAGCTGGCCGATCAGGCTCATCTTCCCGCTCGCCGCGCCGAGGGCATCCCCGAACAGCTGCCAGACCTGCGGCCGGATCTTGCTAGCCAGGTTGTCGAAGAAGTTGCCCAGCGGGTAGATGGCCTGCCCGGTGGCGGTGGAAGCCGCCCAGACCGCCTTCATCCGGTCGCTGATCCGGCCCAGGGTGTCCTGGGCGAGGTAGGCGACGAGCAGGAACGAGCCGATGCCGGCCGCCAGGGTGCCGATGGCAGTGGTCAGGATGATGGCGGTCTCGACCACGGCATCCAGGGCGAAGTGCCAGGCGTGGATAGAGCCGATGAACCCGGTCGTGCCGAGCAGGCCGGCGAAGACCAGGACCTTGGCGTTCAGGAACCCCCAGCCGTTGGCCGCGTTCACCAGCCACGGGGCCATCCAGCCGAGCGCGGAGCCCAGGGTGCGGCCCGTATCCGCGGTGTCCTTGTTGGCCGCGGCGGCCTCCCGGGCAGCCTGCGCCTGGGCCATGGTGGCCATCCAGATAAGCCGGGCCTTGGCCGTCAGGTCGTCCTCGGCCGCGGCGGCGGCCCACAGCTCGTCCGCCATGTCCTTGGTGCTCTTGGCCGCATCGTCGGCGGCGGCGGCCTGGTTGCGCAGCGCGCTGGCGGTCGCGTTGATGTCGGCCGGCTCCTCGGGCGGCGGGGCCGCGCCCGCAGCCGGCGGAGGGCCCCCGCCTCCCCCGCCTGCCGCGCCGCCCATGCCCAGCGTGGGCCCGATGGTCGGCGCGAACCGCTCGGCCATGGCCGCCTTCAGCCGGGCCATGAACGCGTTCAGCTCCTCCATCGCCGCGGTGTCGTCGAACTCGGCGGCGAAGGCGTACCGCTCCCGGACCGCGCGCATCAGCTCGTCCATCCACTGGCTCAGCTGCACCTGGGCGTGGCTGGTGTCGACGTCGATGACCTCCAGTTCCTCCAGCCTGGCGGGCAGGAACCTGTAGGGCTCGATGGCCTTGGACGGCTCGGTGCCCGGGTAGGTGGCCGGCCCGTAGCCGCCCTGGCCGGGCGGCAGCGCGGCTCGCAGCGGCGGCGGCAGGACGGCGGGCCGGAACGTCTCCGCGCTCGGCAGGGCTGCCAGCGCGGCCCGGTAGACAGCCAGCTGGGCCATGGCCCTGGTGGCATCGAACTGCGCCTGGGTGACCACGATGTCCGGCAGGCCGGACAGCGCGGCGGCGTAGCTGGCCGCGGCGCTGATGCCCTCGCCGAGCTGGCCGATGGACTCGTGCGTGCCGTGCACCGCATCCTGGTAGGCCAGCATCGCCTGGGTCTCGGCTGTGATGGCGGTGGTCCGCGCCCGGATGGCGGCGCCCTCCTGGGAGTAGGCGGTGATCTCCTTCTGCAGGTACGTCAGCCACTGATCCGGCGTGAGATAGCCGCCAAACCGGGCCCTGTTCTCCTGCAGGGTCAGCGTGAGCATCTGCATCCGCCAGGCGGCGTACTGCTGCGGGGTGGTGAAGCCGAGGTCCCGGGCACGGTTGAGCAGCTCCTGCAGCTGGGTCTCGCGCTGCAGGTCGGCCAGGTGCTGGGTCATGTCGGACCGGCCGCCGTACAGCAGCTGCGGGTTGGTCGCCTTGGCCGCCGCGCCCAGCTGGTTCAGCGCGGTGGTCTCCTCGCGCATGGCGGCCACGTCGGCCTTGCGGGCCGCTGCCGCCGCGGTCGCGCCGGCCACCTCGGCCGCCGACTCGGCCTTGGCCGCCTCGGCCATGCCCTGCATTTCCTTCTTGGCGGCCTCGGCGTCCCGCATCAGGTCACCGAAGTCGGCAATGGCCTTAACTTGTAGATGACATACCAGTACTCGGGTCCCTCATAGGCCATCTACGAACTCTCACCCCCCTCCGTGCCCGTTACCGCCGGCGCCCGGCGGCGGGCCGCCGAACTTCGTCATGAACGCCTCGAAGCTGCCCTCGGCGTTAGCCGCCTCCACGCCGCGCTCCGGATCCGCCTGGACCTTCCCGAACCGCGGGTCGTCCTCGATCCGGTCGGCCACCTTCGGCCCGCGGATGCGGTCCAGCTCGGCCTCCCGGGGATCCTGGCCGCCCATGATGTCGAGGGCCTGGGCCATCTCGACCAGCGGGTTGCGCCCGCCGTGCCGGTCCGGGTCGACCTGGGCCTGCGCCCCGATGAACGTGCACACCGTCTTCACCTGCCATTCGGCCAGGCGCAGCCGGGCTACGCTGTCCCGTTCCCGGCGGGCGCTGATGGCCTCCGCGATCTGCCTGAGCCGGCAGAGCGGGAGGCCGAGGATGTCAGCGTCGCGCCATCCGTACTCGGAGCTGATGAGGTCGAAGGCGGTGGCGAAGGCTCCTGCGAGGCCAGCTGCTCGGGGCCCGGCTCCGGTTCCGGCGGCTCCTTGTCCTGCCCGGTCCGGCGGAACAGGTCCATCATGGCCTCCAGCCGTTTTCCCAGGGCCTGCAGCTCCGGCGCCTCCTGCCGCACGATGACCTCGATGAGGTCCAGCGTGTCGCCCAGTTCCGGGTTGAACAGCGCCTCGTTGAACCCCTCCCAGGCGGCGGCGTTGTCTTCCTTCTCCTGCTTGGTCAGCTGCGAGTCCGGCTTGTCGGCCAGGCCCGCGGGCTTGCACATGGACTGCAGGAACGTGATGGCCTCGGACTCGGCGTCGGGGATGCTCATCAGCACGAGCATCAGGAACCGCTCGGTGAACTGCTCCGGCTCGTCGCGGAAGTTCAGCCGGGTCAGCGCGGGCCCGGCGCCGTGGGTGAGCACCCGCAGCAGCCGGAAGAACTGCCTGGTCCTGAGCCTGACGACCTCGACGGGGAATCCGGTGGACAGCTTGACGGTGACAGGCTGCGGGTCGAGTCGCTCCAGCTCGCTCTCGTCCGGCATGCGGGCCTCCCGGGGCCTCTAGACGTTTCCCCGGCTATCGACACCCGGCTGCGGGCTAGACGATGGTGCCGCCGCCGGCGCCGAACGGCTCGGCGACGAACGCTCCGGTCACGCTGCCCGGCCAGGAGACCAGCCGGCCGATGGATTTCGGATAGGCAGCGGGCAGCGCCCCGCCTATTTCATTGACTGCCGAGAAAAGCGCCCGGCCTGCAATTGAGCAGGACAATCCGGTCTTATAGCTCGGACCGGTGAAGTTGAAAGGCTGGAACTGGACCGCATACAAAACGAAGTCCAATGTCCTGACTTGACCGCCCGCATCCTTTGACGGGACACGAATGGCAAGAGGCCAGGTAGGCTGGTTCATAGACGCCAATGTCCAGAGCGGGATCGCGTAATAGTCTGCGCCCGCAGCGCCCGAGGAGGTGACCGTCGTCCCGGTGATCAGTGCAATTGTAGAGAAGGGGATAAACCCTTCTTCAATTGTCACGTTGGCGAAGTTGATCCAGAAATGCTCGCTCAGGACGACATCATCACCGGTATTTTCAAAGTTCCCCTGGTCGGTGCTTATCGTACCGTTTCTCACGCCGTAGACCGTAGAGGCCTCCGCGCCGGTCGTGCCGCTCAGGATGGCAGCGTGGCTGAGGCTGAAGCCCTCGAAGGGGGTGCCCGGATACGAGCTGCTGAGGTTGGCCATGCCCGCGTGCCCTCCTGGGTCGGCGAGTTGCGTCAGCCTGGATAATCGGCCGGCTACGGGCAGCCGGGCAGTTGCAGCTGCGCAGGGTGCTGGCCGAGCGCGAACAGCTCGGCCAGCTGCCGGTCGTCGATGACGCAGACGTCGGTCTGGACATGCCGGACGACCATCAGGACCTCCAGCGACCAGACCGCGGCGCCGCCGAGCGCGCAGCCGACGATGACGGCCGTCACGACGGCCACGGCGAAAAACCACCATGGCGGCCCGGCCCTCAGTGCGTGAGGCGCAGGTGCAGCCACACCGTCAGGAACACCACCAGCAGCGGCAGCAGCAGGCTCGTCAGCAAGATGGTTGCCAGCGTCCATATACGACTCCTCCGGGACTCGATCTGGCCGGCTATGCCATCGACCCTGATGGCCAGGGTCCGGCGGTTCTCCTCCGCGGTCGCCACCGACCGCTCGGTGGCCTCGATCCGGGTGAACTGCTCCGCCGTGTCGCTCTCCACGCCATCGAGCCGGTGCAGCACCGCCCGCTGAGCTTCCTGCCATCGTCCCCAGGTAACCGCCTGGTCATCAGGGCGAGCATTCGGCATGCTAGGCCGCCGGGAGAGCCAGGGTGCCGCCGGTCAGCTGGTGGAAGTCCGCGGCCAGCGCCTGCTTGTCGACGCCGTACTCGAAGGCCACAGCGCCCAGGTGCTCGGGCCAGATGCACACCCAGGCCTCCTCAGCCTGGGCGGTCCAGTACGCGTCGGTGAAGCTGGTCTCCTGCGCCCAGGTGATGAACCGCTCATCGCCGCCGAGCGGGCCCGCCCCGGGCGTCCCGTAGCCCCCGGTGAGGACCGAGTGCCCGCCCTCGGCCGCGCTGCCCGCCACCAGGTCCCACGGCTGGCCGGCCTGGAACTGGGCGAGATTGGCTGCCAGCACGTTGACCCCGGTCCAGACATACCCGAAGATCGCGATGGCCGCCTTGACCTCAGCGGCGTCCTGCGGGTTGACCGCGCCGAACGCGACCGCCTTCACCCCGTCCGGGCCGCCGACACGGACCAGGGCCTCCAGCGCGGTCTGGATGTCCATGCCGGCGTCGGCCTGGCTGCCGGGCCCGTCGGCGGCCGGGGAGCCCGCGGGGTCGAAGCCCGGGTTCTGGGTCCTGTAAAACTGCCAGACCTGGTCCTGGTCCGGGTAATGCCCTGGCGGGGCAAGCAGGGTGGTGACCAGCCGCCGGGCGTTGGCCCAGGTGACGGCCACGCAGTCCCCGGCCTCGCCGTTGCCGAGCACCTGCCAGCCGCCGTGCAGCTGGGCCAGGTAGTCGGCTGCGACAGGATAGCCCAGCGGCGCGCCGGGCGCGGTCAGCCGCCACCGGGAGAACTGCATGGCCGGGGCGCGCTTGGGCGGCCTGCGGCCATACCTGCCGGGCTGCGGCATGGGGCCTCCCGGGAAGGACGGAGGGCGGGACCCGCTCTAGAGCCTCGCCCTCCGTATCGACCCCTTAACAGCCGTCGTAGGGAGACCAGTTGGACTGGCCGCCAGCAGCCAGGGCGTTAGCGAAGACCTGGTTCTGCTCGGCCACGCTGGCATGTCCGAAGTCCGCCGGGTTCCCGCCATACGCCGCCCAGGTGCTGGCGGCGAACTGGTACAGGCCGTAGTGCCCGGTGGCGTTCATCACCTGGGCGTTGCCGCCGGATTCGCGGGCGACCACGCACTGGCCGAACGAGCCGCCGGGGTAAGAGCCGCCGGAATACCCGGCGGTGGCGACCTGATGCGGCTGGGAAGCCGGGGCCTGGTAGGCCGGGGCCTGGCGGGAGCCGCAGCTGACGTCCCATCCGTCGCCGTCGCCGTCGCCGCAGTAGTTCGGGTAGCCGTAGGTCACGCCCCAGACTTTCCCGGCCGGGTCGGCGGCCGGAGCGGCGGCAGCGGCCACGGCCGCGACCGCCGCGTGGCAGGCGAGGAGGATGTCCCGCCCGGCGTAGATGAGATCGGCGTCGGGGATGTGGTTGGCGGCGGCCAGGCTGGGATAGTCGCCAGCCGTGCCGCAGAACCGCCCGGAGATGCCCGAGAGCGTGTCCCCGGCCCGGATAAGGTATATGCCGGGAGCCTGGCCCGCGCGGGCGGCTGCATGGCTCTCAGCGGCTGCCAGCAGGACCATGTGACCGTCCTCCGGCAGCGCGGGCGGCACTGCCGGGCGGGCCGGGACCACCGCGGCATGCGCGGCCTCCGGCCTGGGGAAGATGGCGGCAATGGCCGCCATGACGGTGAGCACGGCCGCTATCCTGGCCGCGCGGATGAGGGTACAGGCGTGCTCCAGCATGGTCTCTCCCCGCCCGGCAGGAGCAAGCCGCCGAGACTGCTTCCGGCGCGCCCGGGTCAGGGGGCGCTGCGGACTGGCGTCCTGCGGGCCAGTCGGTAACGGAACGAGGCGACCCTAACAGCAGCCGGAGGCGTCTCGCAGGTAAACGCCGCAGGTCATGGCGTATCTCGGCGCCCGTCGTACTGCTTCAGGAGCCAGTCCACCCCGTTCACCCAGCCCTTTATGTCGCTGCTGGCGCCGCCCTGCTCGGGGAAAAACCGGTGCCACTTCTCCCGGCGCAGCCGCCTGGACCGGCCGATGATGACACTGCCCTCAGCGTGCGGGACGCCCAGCCAGATGATGTACCACTCCGCCGGCTTCTTCTTGTCCCCGCGCTCACGGTGGGTGCCGTCGGGGACGAGCCGCATCCCCACTAGGCGCCCTTACCCCGGCTCAGCAGGTGCTCCTGGTACCGCTGCTCCAGCCAGTCCGGGTAGGTGAAGGTGCCTTTCTTGCTGACGAACGCGAGCCGCGACGGGTCGCGGGGATTGCGGATGTCCTCCTTCTCCGCCCAGGCCCGCAGCCGCGCCCGGTACACGCGGCGCTCCCGGCTGTTCTGCGCGCCGGACACGCTGGGCGAGGCGTCCGGCACGTGGCCTGCCTGCAGGTACGGGGCCAGCTTCTTCTCCAGCGCGGCAAAATTCTCGCCGGTCAGCTCCAGCTCGATCACCTTGCCGACCCAGCCGAGCCTGACCGTACGGTCTGCGCGGACATGACGGCCGGCGGCCAGCTCCAGGTCATCCCACAGCGCGACCTCGATGGTCTTAGCCATGCCTGAACCTAGCCTGCGGCACCTCCCCGGGCGCCCGGTCCGTGACCCGCGCGGCCTCCAGCACGATGGCCCTGTAGGGGCCGCCGGCCCGGGCATCGGCGACCACCCGGAACGTGCGCTTGCCGACCCGGCCCAGCTCCTGCGGGACTTTCTTCCACCTCCTGGAGTACCGGTACCGGTAGATCACGTCGACGTCATAGGCGCCGCCGGGCAAGGTGACCGACCACCGCTCGACCATGCCGCACTCCAGGCAGGTCTCGATGACCAGGTAGCACCCGTCGACCTGCCGGACCGCCTCCACGCCTTTCAGCCGCGAGCCCTTGCGACGGCGCCTGTCCAGTGCGAACGAGTGCCCGGCCGGGCCGCGGCATTCCACCTCCTCGTCGTCCATCGAGTCGATGATGCTGGCGAGCCTGGCGTCGTTGTCGGCTGTCACTGCGGTCATGGGCCCCACCTCCCGGCACAGGTGAGCTTAACCCGAGACCAGGCCCGCCCTCAGCCAGAGTCTCCGCAAGGTCACCTGCTACTACGAGGATCATCCCTGTCCTCGGTCAGAGTCTGGACGAGACAGCCTGCAAGGTCATAACGGTGCAGCACCCGCCCGACCCGGACACCTGCCTGCTTCAGCCGGTACTTGCAGTCCTCGCAGGTCAGCTCGATGAGGTTGTCCGGATGCACGTAAGACGGGCGCCCGCCGGCCAGCCGCAGCTTCAGCAGCAGGCGGCCCGGCCTGCACCGGCCGCTGGGCAGCTGCTCGGGAACAGGGCAGCGGACCTCGACCACAGTCAAGCTCTCCGGGGCCATGCCCCGGCTGATCGTCACCATTTACCCGCGCCTCCACCCGGCAGGCGCGGCCAGCGCGGCGATGCCGGCCTCCTCCGGCTCCCGACGGCAGCCCATGGCCAGGTCGTACACGGCCGCGCCCGGGCCGGCCACCTCGTCGCGGATACGCCGGAACAGCGCCTCGATGACCACCTGCCAGTCGCACATCAGCGGGATGGTGCGGGCGGCCAGCTCGGCCTTGCGCCGGGCCTCCTCGCGATGCGTGTAGATGTGCCAGATGACGTCCTTCAGGTGCGGCACCTGGACCCGGGCGTCATGAGCGGCCCACGGCTTCTGCTCGAAGGTCGGGGCCAGCTCGTAGCCCAGCGGGTAGGCGTAGTCGGCGTTCAGCCACTGCCGGTGGCCGCCGAAGTCGGTGGCGGCCACCGCCCCGCCCGTGGTCATGAACTCCAGCGCGGGCAGGTTCTTGCCCTCCCCCCTGGACGGCGCCAGCAGCACGTGCCCGGAGGCGTAGAAGTCCTGCAGCGTGCGGTGGTCGAACGCGTCGACGAACACCTTGATCCGCTGCTCCTCGAAGACCTTGTTCAGCTCGGGGAACAGGTCTCCCGGCAAGATGGTATGCAGCGCGAAGGTGGCGTTGTCGAAGCCGTCCGGCCATGGGCCCGGCCGCTCGAACTTCAGCTCGTTGAAGGCCTGGATGGCGGTCCACGGGCACTTGCGGGCGCCGAGCGCGCCGTGCATGAGGAAGCCGAACCGGCCCAGGCCGTCCCAGTCCCGGGTGAGGAAGTGCCACTCCGAACTGTCGTAGCCGCCCTGCAGGACGCCGCGGCATACCCGGCGCGGGATGTAGGGCTCCAGCGCGGCCAGGCTCACCTCGTCATAGCCCAGCAGCAGGTCGAACCAGCGCAGCGCCGACGGCAGCCGGGTGCGGCCCCGGCAGTGCGGGACCAGCCCGGACACGCCCCTGCCGTCCCTGCCCGGGCCGCCGGCAAATTCCCACATCGTGTTACCTGTGTAGAAGATGTGACCCTCATGCCGGGCCAGCCAGTTCCCGTGCTTAACCGACGGGCACCAGATCACGCCCTGGTACGTCTCTCGGGTCGGTGACCGGGTATTGAGCACCGCCGTGTCCCGGGAAGAGAGGCGCACCGTAGCAAGGTGCGGATGCTGAGTCCTGTGCGGCCGGGACACCGGCTGGCCGGCCAGCACGCAGGCAGCCACGAAAGCATCCAAGCGAGGCCCGCGAGCCTGCGAGAAAACCCGCTCGCTCTCGCATTCATGCCCGTCAGCCAGCAGGCTGACCTTAATGAACAGCTCCAGCTGAGCTGGCGTAAGCGACAGCAGGAACCTCATCGACGGCACTTTGCCCGGGCAGGCGGCAAGGACCTCCTGAGACACCGGGCGAGAGATATTGAAGATGATCATCCCGTCCGGCTTAGGTGGCGCCTCGGTCCAGGTCTGATACCCAGCCCGCTGCCCGAGAGCGCCCCGACCGGATTCACGCATGTAGCAGGTGTGGCACAGCCCGCGCGCCCGGGTGACCCGGCCGAGGCTGTCTGGCTTAGTGCTACCGCACAAGTCGCATGCCTCGGGCTTCCCGTTCGGCTGAGCCGGTCCGCACAGAGCCAGCAGCGCCGCGCGGATGCGCTGCGTCTTGGACGGGTTGACGCGCTCATTCTGCCCGATGCGGACAGACTTCCCGCGCTCCAGCCATCCCTCGGTGTAGGTCCAGGCGACCAGCTCAACGAACGCATCCGTGTACTTGGACTCTTGCGGCAGCTGAGCGCACGGCACGCTGCGGATGATCTGGTCACCCGCCTTCAAGGCCGCCGACGTCCGCCAGGCCAGGTGCTGCGCCGCGTCCCGGATGAGCCAACGGTGCGACGGGTTAGTCAGCGACTCGTGCCCGGGCGCCTTCAGGCGCACCATCTCGTGGCACGCATCGCCCGACCGGTAAACATCCCGGATGTCCTGCCATTCAGACAAGCCGGTCGCCGGATTGATCCCGAGTGCCTGGTCACTGGCCTCGATCTCCTCATGCCAGAGCCAGCCTCGCCTGGTGAAGATTTCCACGTTCTGTGATACGCACCAGGCGACCGCCACCCTGGTAGCCAGGCGCGCCTCCCTGGTGATGTACAGGTGAGCGGGATCCCAGTGATTGATCAGCAAGTCGAACGGCGGCTTCAGCTCGCGCGTGAACAGGTGCACAAGGTCCCGGGGGATGGGCACATCGAGCCAGGTGGGCTGCGGGTACACCTCGCAGCCCCAGCGGTCCAGCCCCCGGATGAGGCCCCAGCCGTCAGTGCCGTACCCAGAGAACTCGCTAAACGGGCTCTTGACGATGACCTTCAGCGGGCGGTCAGCAGGCACGGCGAATCCCCCATCCCCTCCGGCGCGCGGGATTCCCTATTCTGCCGCATCGGTCCAGCCCGCAGTGCCCACCCCGTAATACGCGGTGCCCCGCAGCAGCCCGTCGCCGTCCGGCACCGGGATGAACTGGATGTCGGTGAGCAGGTGGCAGTCGACGGTCACCAGGTCCCCCCACAGCAGGGCGTCCGGGTCCGTACGCTGCAGGCGGAACTGGGCGGCGGCGAACACGGCCAGGCCCCGGTTGGTGGTCAGCGAGGACGATTCGGTCAGGTTGCGCGAGGCATCGCGCAGCGGGTCGGTCCACACGTCCAGGCGCAGCCGCCGGAACCGCAGCGTGCCGAGCACCTCGGGCACCGACCAGCCGCCGAAGTCGGCGCACACGATGGCGGAGGCCGAGCTGCCCTCCATGGTCTTGAACACCCCGGTGTTGGTGTCGGCAAACAGCCACGGCCGCCCGGCGTTGGCCTGGTTGAGGTCGCCGGCCGGGAACGCGCCGAGCAGCGAGGTGACGTCGGGGAACCCGGCCAGGAACTTGACCGCGCCGCTCGCCACGTCGTCCATGCCCGCCAATATCGGGACAAGCGGCCCGGCCGGCCGGTAACGTGGGAGGCCGCTCAGAGCACCCCTCCGCTGCGCCAGGCTGCCGGCGCCGGTTAACGCCGGTCCGGGCGCGCCGAGACACTCTCCGCGAAACGGGTAGCGCCGGGCCCTGCTTCATCGGCCAGGGCCCGGCGCGCTAAGATCCGCCACTGTAGGGCCCCAGGCCGCCGCTGGGCGCGTCGCCGCCCTTACCGTCGGTAACCCAGTCCCACAGGGCCTGCCGGACCTCGTGCTCGAACTCAGGGCCGCCGGGGTCAAAGAAGTAGTGCATCCCCTCGGGATGATGATGCGGCGTGGTCTTCGGAGTAGGCGCCTGCCCGCGGGCCAGCTCGAAGATGCCGGGGTCGCGGACGTAGCTCACCTCGCCGCGCCAGGTCCCGAAGCCGAAGTCGGATTCCGGGTGACCGGAGCCCTTCAGCCCCCCGGTGATCACGTGCACCCGGGCCTCGCTGACCGCGTAGCAGGCCAGCAGCGCGCTCTCCCACCGCCCGACGGTCGCCGCTCCCGGGCCGCGGGCCAGCCGGGACAGCTCGTCGCCGGCGCCATTCAGGTCGACCCAGAAGACGACGCCCATCAGGATGACCCTGGGCCGGGTGCGTGGTCGTCCCCGACCTGTCCATACACCCGGCCCATGAGCATTACTACGGTCATGGCGGACTACCGGGGAACGGGGTGGGGCTGCCCGGCTGCAGCTGCTGGCTGACCTCGATGACCTGGACCTCGCAGTGGCTGGCGCCGACCAGGTCCTGGGCGACGTCGGGGATCTGGCGGATCTCGAAGGTGCCGAAGATGGGCCCGACCACGCACTGCAGCCGGTCCGCGGCCAGCACCAGCGGCACCCCGTTCGCGTCGGCGGTCACGCCGAAGTAGCACACCCCCACCCGGTCCGGCGCCCGGCCGGCCACGTAGGCGGGCGGGGCGTCCTTGCCGGGCCGCAGGAAGGTCAGGTCGATCCGGCACCTCATCAGCCCGGGCTGGTCCAGCAGCGGGTCGACGATGGCAGTGACCCGCTGCCAGGACATGGTCATGCCCCCGCCTGCCTGCAGGGTCTCGTTGAGCCGCAGCACCTGCACGGTGGAGGTGTAGAACGCTGCCAGCCCCGCCTGGCCCGGCGCGAACGGGACATACGGGCTGCTCACCGCTCCTCCAGCGGGATTTCCGGCGGCGGCTGGACGCCCTTGGCGGCCAGGGCCGCGCTCATGGCTCCGTAATCTGTCGCCAGATTGGCGTACACCGAGTAGACGAGCGTGATGAAGATGCCCACAGTCTCCCAGAAGCTGCGATGGAAGAAGAACAGCCAGGCCACAATGGGGAAATTGATGAGCCAGTACAGCACGCCCCAGCGGTGCACGCTGTACTGGGTGTCCGGGTCAGACTCCAGCCGGGCGATCATGCTCCTGACCGGACGGTTGCGCAGCATCCGCCAGGCCACGTAGACCAGGACCGCCCCGGCCGCGCCGAGCAGGACATAGCCCGCGTGCAGCTTGCCGTCCGCGTCGATGACCACGGCAGCTACCAGCAGGCCGAGCAGCAGGTAGCGCAGCGCAGCCATCACGCCCGGAGAATCGGGTCGGTGAACCGCCGGGTCGGGATGCCGCAGCGCTTCTCGGCATAGTCGGCGCAGTGCACCGCGCCGTGCGAGCCGTGCGAGCCGTGCAGCGGGCAATCCTCCTTCTCGCACGGCCCGATGAAGGCCAGGCACGCGGTGGCACCGAGATCAGCCATGGCCTCGCTGCGCTCGAAGCCGGCCCGCGGGTTGAACCGGCCGTCCCGGTACCAGTTCCTGACCGGGTGCGGCTCGACCTGGCCGCCCAGGTCCTTCCAGATGCGCTCCAGGTCCTGGTCGCCCTTCCGGGCATGCCCGGAGACCAGGACGGCGTCCGGGGCCAGCTCGTGCGCCCGGCCGAGCACTCGGCAGGCCAGCGCCCAGTCGTTCCAGCTGCGGGAGCAGGTGATCAGGATGCGACGGGTCACGTCAGGATTCCCTCGCGCTCTAGTACGGCGACCGCCCGCTGGTAGACCCCGGCAGCCTCATCCTCGGTGAGGAAGGTCCCGAGGTGAATACGCGCGACCCAGCCGGTGCGCCCCTCCCCGTAGCGCAGGTCCTTGATCTTGCTCACGCCCTTGGAACGGCCATCCCGCCGATCCTTATTGCGGTTCTGCTGTGAGTACGTCGCCCAGCGCACCTTGCCTGGCTCGTAATTGCCGTTTCCGTCCCGGCGGTCAAGGCTCCAGCCACGCCCGGGATGCGGCCCTATTTCCGTCTCGACATCCTCGATGAACTGGCGCAGGTCGTGCCAGCGGTCACAGACCTCGATCCCCCGGCCACCGTAGTGCTCCCACCGGACATTATCCGGGTTCTCGCACCGGCTCAACATGTTGTGCCAGACCGCGTAGAGGGGATGCCCGGATAGCCCGTAGCCTGGCTGCTTAGCGACCCAGGCTGCCTTGGCAACCTTGATGGTCTCCCGGCCGATGCGCGCAGACTGCTCCCGCCGCGCGCAGCCACAGGACGTGGTGTTGATCCGGCCTCTGCGCTCCACCAGAGACAGCAGCGCGGCCTCGTAGTTGCTGCCGCAGTCACAGCGGAGCAAGGCCCCGCGCTTGCCGCCTGTGACCCTGATCTGAGGGTCCAGCACCACACCGCGGCCAATACGCTGGCCGACTTCGAAGTTTAGGGTAGGAGGTCTTCCTGTCTTCGGCATAAAGACAGTGTAGCAGCCATTATGCTAGAGACCAGGATCGGAGGGGAAGATTTGCGCGTTGATGTCGAACATCTGCCAGTCGATCTGGTCCCGGTCGCTCGGCCCGGCCATCACCATCCGCTGCTCGCGCTTGTCCCACACGATGCCCACGCCGTCGTAGCGCTCGCTGTACCGCTCGAACCCCGTGATCTGCCCGTAGAAGACGCCGTTGGCCCGGGTCCGCCTGGCCAGGAACCGGACGGCCAGGTCGAACATGTCGACCCCGGTGCGCTCAGCGGTGACTTCCAGCGCCTGGGCGTTGCGGGCCATCTCCTGGATGGGCTTGGAGTAGCTGTAGGACCCGACCGTCTCGCTCATCAGCGGGTTGGCGAGGACCTGCTGGTAGGGCCAGCGCAGGTACAGGTAGTCGGCCATGGCCATGATGCCGGAGTTGGCCAGGGTCTGGTCGTCCGGGTTCATCGCGCCGTAGTCAGCCACGCCCAGCTCGGTCAGCGTGGTGAACATGATGGTGGCCTGCAGCAGCGCGCTGTTCACGTACGTGGTGTAGCTGACCTCGGCCCGGCCGGTGTACTCGGCCAGCTCGGCGAGGGTGGGCAGCGGCCACATACCTGGTACATCGGCCGGGGAGGGCTGCGCGCAGCCCGGTTTCCGCCTCAGGGGGCCGGACTCGGGTCAGAGGCCACATAGCAGGGATCGGACTCCGTGATGCGGCCCTCGCCTTCAAGGCCCCGGAGGCGGGGGCGTAGAGCCACCCTCCCCGGTGAGGAGAACATCGGCCACTACGAGCGGGGCCACCATACGGTGCATGCCCGGCAGAGATGCTGAGCCCCGCCATGGCCCGGCGCCAGGGCGCAGCTGTGCTCGCCGCGCGTCTCGGTGCACCGCCGGGTCACGGCCCGGCGCTGGGCTAGCGCGAACTCGATGTCGCGCAGCCCGTGCTCGGTGAGCCCGATCCGGTAGATCGCCGGATGCTCCCGCAGCTCCAGGGTCAGGTGGCCGCCGTGGTCGGTGACCTGGACGTCCACTACAGCAGCGTGCTGATGTCGACGGTGGCGCCGAGGCTGGCCGGGATGGGTACCCCGGTCACCGGGGGCGGCGCGGTGGCGTCCGGGACGGCCAGCCTGGTCGTGATGGTGTAGGTGAACGCCGGGCTCACCGAGTCAGTCGTCGGGATGACCAGCGGCGTCATCACCCCGGCGATCACCTCGCCGGTCGCCGAGCCCTCCAGCAGCGTGGCCGCGGCCGGGTCGCTGACCGGGCCGGACGGGGTGAAGACGAAGAACCCGTTCAGTGGCTCGCCACCCATGTCCAGCACGTGCTGGCCGGTGACGGTGATGGTGGTGATGCCGGCCGGGAGGCTCACCGGAACGCCGGGGCGGGCACGCCGCGGGCCCGCCTCGCCTCCGCCGCGTCGGCCTGCCGCAGCGCCTCCTCGCCCGGCCCGGCGATGGTCACCGGGTTGCCGGCGTGGTCGGTGCCGGACAGCTGCTGGAAGCCGCCCTGCTCCTCGGTGTAGGAGCGGCGCCCTGGCCACGGCCCGTGCTCGAAGAACTGCCGGCCCCACCGCTCGGCCTGCTGCGCCCGGTTCAGCAGGATCCAGCCCCGGGCCTCCTCCCAGCGCGGGTGATCCGGGCCGATCTCCAGCTCCTGGCCGCGGTACCACACCTGGCCGAACGCGGTCAGCCCGTCGTCGATGAAGTGGATGAGCACGGCCCTGCCCTCGGTCGGCTGCCAGGCCTGCGGCTGGGCCTCGAAGCGGGCCGTCTCGGCGACCGCGGCGGCATGCGCCTTATCCCGCTCGGCCAGCTCCTCCGGGCTCAGCTGCGCCGCGGGCCGCGGCCGGACCCCCTCGGCCCGGACCGCGTCCGGGGCCTGCGCGGTCATGTCCAGGCCGCAGCTCGCGCAGAACCGGGCCCCGGTCACGTTCTGGTGGCCCAGCGCGCACACCGGGCCGGGCAGGCCCGGCTCTTCCGCCGGGCCGTCCGGCACCAGCTGCCCGGCCGCGGCGGCCGGGTCGACGATAACCTGCTTTCCGCTCAGTCCTGCCACGCCCGGGGAATCGGCCGCCCTACACCACGATGTCCACGTCCCCGGCAGCGACCTCATGCCAGCGCTGCGGCGGGTAGTCCTCCTGATAGCAGCTGCTGCGGGTCGACGGGTACATGTGCGCGGACAGCTCGGAGCGGTACAGCGCGCTGACCTCGCCGATGTGCAGCGCACGGGACCGCAGCGGGAACAGGCACCGCACGCCCGCCTCGCCGAGCCGGATGCGCAGCTGGGCGTCCCAGCCGAGCGCGTTGCCCTCCGGCACCCCCCAGCCGGGCTCGATGAACTCCTCCCAGCAGACCTTCCAGGTGCCCCAGGTCAGCGGGCTGAACCACGGCAGCCGCACGACGGCACCCGCCCGGGCATCCCGGCTGGACAGCACGTGCGCGCAGGCGATCATGATGTCCGGGTCCGCCGCATAGGTCGCCGCAGCCCAGCTGAAGTACTCCAGCACGTCGGCGGACACCACGACGTCCTCCTCGGCCAGCACCGCGAACGGGGCGCTGCTGCGGAAGGCGAGATCCAGGGCCCGGCGCGTGTTGGCCACCACGCCGAGGCGCTCGCGGTTGACCGAGCAGTGCGCGTGCCGGAAGGACCGCTCCGCCCAGGCCTCGAAGTCCGCCACCGGGAACGACGGGTCCGGCTCGATGCAGAACAGCAGGTAGGCGTCGTCTGCACCGCGGACCCGGGCCCAGGACTCCAGGGCCGCGCGCAGGTAGTCCTGCCGTTGCCCGCTGACCGTGAACGCGACAGTGACGGCTAGCAGAGCGATGCCGCCAGGCTAGTCGATGGTGCCGCCGCCCGGGGCGTTGCCCACCGCGCCAGCCCAGTACCCGGCCGGGGCCGCGGTCGCTCCGGTGCCGATGATGCCGGTGGCCACGAGCATCTGCTCAGGCCTGGTCACAATAGGCAGAAGATGCCATTCCAGAAGGTACTGCCTGGCCGACGGATCTTTTTCCTTCCAGGTTTTCGCGTACTTTCCAGTAAATCCATCGGGCGCTTCATCATCGGCGGTCGGGCCGATTAGCAGCTCGATAGGCCGCTGGTCGGTGTAGTTGCCCAAATACATCTGTCCATCGGGGACAAAAAAGCTGATATTGCCGAGGTCCGACTCGAAGACCTGCTCCACTGTGTTCCATACGAGCCCCATAAAGCCGGACATTATGCCCGTGCTATAAAACTCGTCCTTCATACGATCTGAGAGCATGGTCGCCGGGATATTGACCGTGGCGCCGGAGGTAGCCTGGGTCCAGGCTTCCATGAGGGCCGCCATTGTCACCGAGGTCGCGAATACTTCCTTGGCCGGGACGCGCCCGTGGATTTGCACGACCCGCTTCCAGGAGCGGACGTCCTCCAGGATGGACACCGGGTTGGCGTACGTTATCGTACCGGTCCCGGCGTTCAGCCGCGTGCCCGCCTGGCCCAGCGTGAGCGGGTTGCTCGGCGAGCCGGTGCCCGTGCCGCCGGTCGTGTAGTAGACCAGCGAGGGGTTGTTGACCCACGGCGTGGCCGGGGTGACGAAATGCGAGGCGGGGAACTTGTAGTCCACGACCGCCTGGATGTCCGCGTAGTTGTAATTGATACCGCCGCCGAGGGCCTGCCAGCAGCTCCATTCCGCAAAATTGTCGAACCTCATATTGAGGTCATTGATCTCGCGGAGGACTGCCTGCTCGGCGTTTACCCGCGCGATTTCCCCGGGCACCCGGAGCCAGTGAAGGGTGGTCGGCTCGAACACTTTCTTCTCGCGAAGATAAATGAATGCAGCCGACTCTTGCGAGCGGCCGAGACGGGAAATTATGTGCGCTTCCGAATTGGGGACGTTAGGCTTAGCGACCGCACGCGAGCCCTTTACCACATCCCATGTCGCGGACGGGAAAGGCCAGGGAGTCTGATCCAGCCTGTTCATGAGCACGAGCGTTTCCGGCGTGACGAACTTCTCCACGACTCCGCGCAGGACCACGGGCTCAAGGAGGCTGATGTCTGGCATTTGCCGGCTCCCTTTCAGGTGCTTTCCGCTACGGAGGCAGCGGCACCTGCCCGGTGCCCGGCCTGCGCCGCCCCCCCGGGGGAGCCACCTGGCTGGCCTGGCCGCATGATCGCGGTTACCCGGTCTTATCGACCCGGGCACGCGAGAGCCCCCGGCGCTGCGACGCCGGGGGTCTCGCGCGGACAAGTGCCGCGGCCGGGATGCGATCAGGACTGCGGGCCGGCGTTCTGGCCGAGGGCAGGGGCCGGGCTGCTGCCGGACGGGACCACCCCGGCGAACCTCAGCAGGTCCGCCAGGCCGAACGACCCGTCCGCCGCGGCAATCGGCGCCGCTGGCTTGAAGTTGCTGGCGATGGCACCGCCCTTGTCGACCTGGAGAAGGCGCAGCAGCACATCAGTGCAGATCCTGGCCCCCACGGGGCCGAGCATCGCCTGGGTGTTGTTGCCGGCCGTGCCGGTGCCGTCGAAATTGTCCACCGTGGTGACGCCCTGGTTCTGCAGGAACGCCTCGTAGCCGACGTAGAACAGCAGCGGCGTGCCGTCCTCGAAGCCGGGGATGACGGTCGGGTCGATCGCCGTGCCGGGCGCAATTGGGGTCAGCCCGTAGGCCCTGGCCACGTCCTGCCCGGAGGGCATCTGGTAGAAGAACGCGCGGATGAAGTCGCGGAACATCAGCGAGTTGGACCCGGACGGCTGCGCGCCGCTCGGGCCGCCGATCGGCAGGCCCGCCCCGGTGCCGAGCAGCGCCGCGCCGGGCGGCTGGCCGAACAGCGACTGCGCGACCATGTGCAGGCCATCGGCGCCGGGCTGCTTGAGGACCTGGAGCGCCAGGCCGGGCACCGAGGGGTCATACAGCGCCTCGTGCCACTGCCGCCAGTCAATCTGGTGGTCGAGCGTCAGCGGATACCCGCCGTGCAGGTCACCCGCGGACTTGTTCGGCACGCCGCCTCCTCCGGCCGTGCCGGTGGCCCCGGCCACGCCCGTGAACAGGTTGTTCCGGCTGTCGGAGTTCGGGGAGATCACCGGGTTGGGCGCGTAGGCGTTCCTGACCAAGAAGTGACCGAACCTGTACGCGCCGACCGAGAACTCGATCGGCATGACGGGCTTGGTCACGTCGGCGCCGGGGTCGTAGACCCGGCCTTTGCCGTCCAGCATGTCGGTGATGGTCTGCTGGCCGAAGAATGTCGGCATCAGGTCATGCAGGATGAGCCACTGCCAGTAGTGGATGACTGTCTTCTGGGCCTTGGCGAAGTGCTTGATCTTGAGCTGGTCGACCACGGCGTTATGGAACAGCAGCAACGAGACATGCAATTGCGAGATGATCTCGTTCTCGTCGTCGCGGGTCTCGACCACGATCGCCGAGCCGTCCGCGCGGCGGGGGAGGTCGACGACGCCGTTGACGTTGGGGCCGACGATGAAGTGCAGCTTGTCGGCCTGGTACAGCTCGGGCGACACGCTCGGGCCGCCGCCGTAGATCATGGACAAGTCGACCTTCTTGGTCTCGTAGTCCAGGACCGGGTTGCCGTCCGGATCTAGCAGCGGGTCACGCGCCGACTTGGCCTTGAAGGAGAACGCGGCGGTGGGCTGCGGCTGCACGTCCAGGGTCACGTCGTGGTCGAGGATCTGGAGGGCGTAGGTGCGGGCGGCACCGAACGTGGTGTCAAACTTGCCGCCGGGCTGGAGCATGGCATCCGCCAGCGCGGCCAGCGCGGTGGCCGGGTCGCCGTTCGGGACGAACCCGGTCAGCTTGGGGAACATCCGGCCGAACATGGCGCCGGACGGGTCCTGGCCGGGCACCGAGACGGCCCGGGTCGGGTCGAGCGCCATTGAAGCGGACGCCGGGCTGGCCAGCGCCCGGCCGCCGCCCTTCAGCAAGACGACGGCAGCGGGCGCGCCCACCAGGCCCAGGCGCAGCAGGGTGCGGCGGGACATATCAGCGGTCATGAGCGGTTTCCTCTCAGGTGGCTTCCCCCTCACGAGCCGAATCAGCTCAGGATGTACACGGACACGTGATTCCGGAGACTGACACAGATGATGGACGGCACGTGGATGACCACGGTCCGGTGCAGGACCACCGAGTAAGTGGACTCGGCGGTAGTCGCCAGCCGGCAGCCGGAAAACGGGCTCGCCGACGGCGGCGCAGTGGGGGCGGCCGGGGACGTCACCGCGGGCGTGCTGCTCGGGCTAACAGTCACGGTGGGCGTCGGGGTCACGGTTGCCGCCGGGGTCACGGTTGCCGCCGGGGTCACGGTCACGGTCACGGTGGGGGTCGGCGAACTGGTGTCGGCCGGGCCAGCCGCATGAGTGCTGGCCGCCAGGGCGGTGCCGCCAATGGCCAGCGCGGCGACGATTGCGCCCAAGACCGCGGCGACACGGATCATCAGTGAACGGGGCATACCTGCCCTATCGGGCCCAGCAGGCGCTACGCACAACAAACCTGAAAGTTACTTCTGAATTGCTTCAGAACACGAACGCGTTCACCCCAGGCGCGGTGGCCGGGAGCTGGCCGTCCATCGGGCCGCCGGGGAACGGCGCCGGGCCCTGCGCGGCGACCGAACCGCCGTACGGCACGTACCGCGCGCCCAGCTGGGCCAGGATCTGGCCTGCCCCGGATCCGAGGCCGTTGCCGACCACGTTGGTGGTCTCGGTGCCAGACACGATGTTTCCGTTCAGGATGCCGCGGATGACCATGTTGCCGAGCGCGTCGTTGGCCACCTTGCCCGCCGGGCTGGCCGGGAACACGACCGTGCCGCCGGCCAGCGTAATACCGTCCGGGTTCACGCTGTTGGTGTTGGAGTTGTACGCGGCCACCGAGGCCGCGCCCGGGCCGCCCGTGTCCCGCGCATCGCGCAGCACGCCCATGGCCACGCCCCGCCCGTCGGTGGCGGCGGCCTGGTAGGCGAAGTACTTGCCGCTGGCCGTGTGCCTGGCCACCACGCAGCCGGTGGGCAGCACGCCCTGGCCCGCGGCCAAGGTGACGCCCCGCTGGGTGTAGCCGGCCATGGACAGGAGCAGCTCGGCGACCGCTTCGGCATGGAACTCGTCACCGTAGGGTGCGCCCTGCTCATGAGTCGGCTTCTGGTACTGGGCCGGGTAGTCGAACTCCACGCTGTCGCTGGCTGGCATCTAGGTCGCCTCCCCGTCTACCTGGTCTTGGTGCCGTTGGGCGAGAAGAACTGGGAGTGCGCAGCGGTGAGCCGCGCCACCTCGGTGTCGATGTCCTGCTCCTGGCGCTGGTCCCCGTCCGGCCCGCTGAGGCCCTCCTGGTTGTTCAGCTTGACCACCGGCTCCTCGGGCAGCAGGGCGGTCAGCATGTCCCGGTCGGACAGGGCGAGCGTGACGTACGCGTCCCGCTGCTTGGGCAGCACCCGCCCAGCCTGGATGTAGCCGTCGACCTCGTGCTCGGCCTCGCGGCGGCGCAGGTCGGCGATGGTGGCGTCCCGCGCCGTGTTGGAGCGGGCCAGCTCCAGCACGGCGGCCACCACGTCATCCTGGCTGACCTGCTCGTCCGGCGCGGCCAGCTGGACCACCCCGGAGGACCGCAGCGCCTCGACTACCGCGGTGGACAGCGCCGCCGGGTCCGGGCCCGGGCGGGCGGCGGCCAGCTGCAGCTCCGCGACGTCGATGCCGTGCTCGCTCTTCAGAGCGGCGAGCAGCTCTTCCCTCGTCAGTGGCACGGGCTCCTCCGCTGCAGTCAGCACGACGACCTCGCCTGCACTATCGTCCGAAGCGGCCAGGACTTCCTTGTAGTCGTCCAGGCCAGTGACGTATGGCCGGTTGGTGACCGCCACGTGAAGCAGGGCCGGGCCGACCTTCTGGCCGGTCGCGGTGTCGGTGTAGTTGGTGGACAGGAAGGCGCTCGCGCCCAGGTAGGTCTTGCCGAACCTGTCCGCGTCCTGGCGCGCGTCGATGAGCGCGTAGACCTTGCCGCCGCGGTGCTGGATGCCGACCACCTCGCCGAGATTCGCGCCCGGGCTCTCCACGTGCTCGTTCTGGTCGTTCGCGAGAGGCACCTGGACGATGTCGCACACGCCCGAGGCAAAATTGCGCTCCAGCGCGGAGACGAAGGCATCGTCGATGTCGATGCGCGCCCCGGTCTTGGGGTGGATCAGCGGACCCTTGTTCAGGATGTGCTTCTCGAAGAGCCTGCCGGTGACCTTGCGGCTGCGGGCCAGCTCGACCGGGACGTCCTCAACCAGGCTGAACGGCGCGTCAGCCGGGGACGGGATGATGTAGCGCAGGTCATCGCCCATGCGGGCATAATCGACCTGCTAAGCGGCTACTCCGAGTCGAGCGCCGGCAGGCTGCCGGTGTCCTCGCCGCCCCGGCGCGGCCGTGACGGCTGAGCCGGGCTGTTGTCCTCGGGCAGCTTCTCGGCCATGAGCCGCAGGCCCTGCGCGTACGCCGGGTTCCTGGCATCGGCGGACCGGGCTGCCGCGCGCAGCGCCTCGCCGGCCTCCTCGAACTGGCTGTCCCGCAGGCAGTTGAACGCCTGCAGCACGAGCTGGGCCGCCTGGTCCTCGTGCCGGTCCTGGAGCATCCGGGCCGCGTCGTGCAACTGGATGAAGACGTTGTCCTCCTGCTCGTTTGCCTTGCGGGCCTCGGCATGCCAGTGCCCGGTGCCCTTGAACTTCACCGGCTGCCCGGCGGCCCCCCGCTCCGGCGCATTCCCGTCTGCCATGGCTCCTCCTTGACCCCAGTATAGCTCAGGCAGCAGCCTCAAGACACGTCCCTCAGTGCTAACACGTGGCATGCCTAGTACTACGGGCCAGGCGATGCTCCGCGCGCAGACGACGACCCTGGCGGAGACGCGGATGGCGGAACAGGCGAAGACGCAGGCGGCGGTTCTTCTCGAATATGTGGTGGAAAATATCCATTACCGTCGGCGAAGTTGTAGGCGCCACCAATATTATGAGAATATGCGCCCAGGGCCCGGGAGTCCTCCAGGCTGGGCGTCACCACCACCGGGTCGAACTCGATGGTGCCCTTCTCGTCGTCATGGAAGATGCCCAGGTGGTAGCCCTTCGCGGCAAGCAGCGGGCCGAAGTCCTTCAGCGCCCGGTCCATGGCCCTCTTGAACTGGGCCTCGGTGGCGGTCTCCGGGATTTCCACGGTCTGGTAGCCGAACGGCAGCTTGGCGGTGACCGCGTACAGGTTCTCGTCGCCGGCCAGCGGGATACCGGTGTGCGCGTCGATGGTCATGCCGCCCCAGGACTGCTGGACCTCCTGCCAGGCCTGCTGTTCGAGCGCATCCCAGTTCTCGGTCAGCCCGGTCGGCGGGCTGGAGTTGTCCAGCATCGCGCCAATCATGTCCCGGCCGCGGGTGGCGGTGTCGAACCACTCCGCGGCCGAGACGGGCGGGCTGTCGCCGCGGGCCTCGGCCGCGGTGATGGGCTTGGGGGCCAGCGAGGTCGTGCCCAGCTCGGTGCGGATGCCGTGCTCGCGGGAGTAGGTCTCCCACCGCTGCCAGTGATTCCGCATCGCGGTGTACAGCCCCATGGCGCCCTTGGCCTTGCGCTCCCCGGCCGCCGCGGCAGCCCGGGTGGCCGACTCGTTCAGCCGCTGCTGCCGCAGCCAGACGATGGCCTGCAGCTCGGACGGGCTGATTTCCTGCCCGGTCTCCTGGGACAGGTCGGCCGCTGCCTCGCGGTACTGGTCGGCGACGTACTCGTGGAACACGTAATCCCCGATGGGGGCGAGCTTCAGCTCCTCATCGCTCAGCGTGCCGCCCAGCGCGGCATTCAGGCCGTGCCGGTCGACCACCACCCGGCCGATGGGATCACTGGGATGGTCCAGGCCGGTCTCGCCGAGCCGGGCGAACGCGTTGGTCTTCGGCCCGTTGAACACCTCGTCGAAGCCCTTGCCGGCGAACCCGGCCGCAGACATCTGGGTGTGCACGGGCATGACGCCGCCCTCGCCCTTGCCCAGCGGGCGGCCCTCGGCCAGCGCACGGGCCGCCCGGAACATGTTCAGCGGCCAGCTGACCTGGGGGGAGTAGGCGGACAGCTGGGTGGCACCGTGCCGGGCATCGCCGCCGCCCAGCGCCCAGGCCAGCCGGGCCATGTCCGGGTACCAGCGGCGGCCCTCGTACTTCTCCGCCGGGGTGGTATCGCGGAAGGCGGCCTTGATGTTCTCCTTGGCCCCGGCAACGGAGTGCTTCCGGAAGAACGGGTGGTCCTCGGGCCGGGCGTAGGCATTGCCCTTGGCCTTCTCCCGGGTCAGCCGCTCGGGGTTCGGCCGGGCATAGCCGTGCACCGGCCGCTCCCACATGGTGCCCTGCCCGACCGTGCCCTCGGCCTCGGGCCGCTCCTCGCGCGCGATGGGCGCCCGGCCGCCGCCGGGCCGCTCCACCTCGCCGTTCTCGTCGCCCTCCAGCTTCTCGTCCCGCAGGTCCTCGGCGGCCTCGGCCGCCGCCCCGCGCTCGCGCCAGGCGGCCTCGCCCGCGGTGATCCACCGCTGCTGGCCCTTCAGCCAGTCCGGGTGGGGGATCCACCACCGCCTGGTGGTGTAGGGCCGGACCACCTCGGGGCGTCCCCGTTCCATGCGCCGGTACCCGCGGACCTGCGCCAGAGCGAGGTCGTCCGGCTCGCTGCGGACCACCCACCCGGACACGCTCAGGTAATCGGGACCGGGGCCTCGCCTCCGTTGATGTTCTGCTCGACCAGGCCGGGGATGCCGTCCAGCAGCTCAGCGATGCCGTCCAGGTCAGGGCCGGAGACGGTCAGCCCGGACTCCCGCATGGCCTCGGCGTCCATCGGGCCGAACTCGAAGTGCTGCTCCTTGTGCGCGCGCGCGTACTCGATGAGGCGGATGGCGGCCAGCGCGTAGGACACCGAGCTGTCCGCGAACCAGCGCCGCGTGACCACCAGCACCCCCTTCCCGGACGTCACATTCCCTCCGCGAGCCTCCTCAGTACCAGGTTAAGCTCGTGCATGGCAGCCTGCAGGAATGCCATATCAGCCTGGTACCTGTCCTCGGGTACCGCGCGTACCTCCGACGCACTCAGGAAACCGGCCGGCGGCCGAGCCGCCCGGCGCTGCTCCTGGCCGCCTCCTCTCCGCGCAATTTCCAGCCAGCACCGGCAGAACGGGTGCAGGAGCGGTCCCTGCAGGTCCCCATGGTACAGCCGGGGCGGCTGGGTATAGAGGATCCGCGCGCCGGCGGGCCGGCCGAATTTCCGCTCCCCCGCCAGGGTCCGGACGTGGCGGGGGACGGCCTGCGGCATCCGGGCCGGGCCGCCCAGGTGCGGGGCGAACGAGTCGCGCAGGCCGATGGTCACCCCGTCCAGGCGGCGGCACCAGAAGCAGCATGACTCGTATTCCACGTGCGCCCGCCACCGCTTCAGCACCAGCTCCCCGCGATCACGCAGGCCGCGAGCGGCCTGCAGCACGGCCAGCGTCCGGGCAGCGCCCTCCGCGGTCGAGACCGTCATGCGGGCCCTCAGGGCCGCCTGGCGGCTCCAGTCCAGCAGCGCCCAGCGGACCGCCTCGGCACGCTCGGCCGAGGCCTGCATGACCGGGGCGGTCCCGGGCTCGGACACGCCCGGGACGAACGGCCGCGGCGGGACCGAGGCGTGCGCACGCCGGATCACCGCGTGCAGGTGGCCTACATTCCCGAATACGCGCCCGATGTCGTCCAGCAGCCGGTCCAGCTGCGCGGGCTCGCCGGCCAGCGCCGGGACCTGCGCGTACCAGCCCTGCCGGACGGCATCCCCGGCCGCGGCCCGCGCCTCGTCCAGGGCTTCGGTCAGGACCGCGCCGACGTCAGGCCGGGCCAGCAGCTGGCTGGCGGAGCCGAGCGGGTTGGTCTGGGTGACCAGGGACAGGTAAGCGGCGGCGGACCCCAGCGCCGCGCTGACCGCCTCGGCGACCTGCGCTCCCAGCTCGGACTCCGCCACGGCCTGCGGAATCGGCTGGCTCCGACCGCGCGGCGGGCACTACCGGGACCGGATCGGACGGCTCGACCAGGTGCCGGTAGGCGTGGTAGCTGATGGTGTCGCCCGGGTGCCGGTACAGGTGGTGGCCCAGCTGCGGATGCACCGCCCCGGCGCCGCGCCTCGGGGGCACCGGCTGCCAGGGCGGTGGCCTCACCGCGGGGCTGCCCGCCTCTCCCGCCGGCCCCGGCACGTTCCCGCCAGGCCTTCCAGTCCGGGGCTCCCCGCCACGGGCCAGGCCCGTGACATCTCCTTCTACGCCCCAGGCCAGCGCCATGGCCCGGGCGACCGAGATCTCCTGGACGAGCGATCGGGCCAGCGCGGCCAGCTCGTCCTCGGCGCTCACGCGCCCCGTCCCTGCAGCTGCGGCGGCCCGGGGCCGCGCCCGCCACCCAAGCCGGGCCCGCCCGGCGCCGTCTCCGGCGGAGCGAAGCCCGGCGGCGGGAACGGCCCCGGGGGAGGCGGCCCCGGAGGCTGCGCCCCGCCCGGCTGAGCGCCCTGCCCGGCCCCCGGCGGCGCCGGCTGCGGCGGGCCCTGCTGCGCCATCATCCGGGCCTGCCGCTCGCGGTCGCGCTTGATCTTGTCGTAGTCGATGTCGAACCCGAAGTTGACCGCCATCTGCTGCTCCAGGTCCAGCATGAACTCGGGCGTGACGTTGGCCTGCATTCCCGCCGCCGCCAGCTTGTCGAAGGTATCCTGCACGGCCGCCTTCTGCTCCTGGGTCAGCGGGCTGAACTTGAAGGTCGGGTACCGGTGCGAGCCGAAATTCCAGTCCACGAACCGGGGGAAGATATGGACGTTTATCAGCTCGGTGATCTCCTCCAGTATCCCTTCCAGCATCAAATAGTATGTCGTGTCCTCCTGCTTGCCGAAATCTACGAGCGTGCTGTCACCCTGACCGCCACCCTGCTCATTGTCGAACCACTGCGCGAGCACCGATTTGGACATCTGCGAATTGTGGTGATTGATCAAGCCCAAAAAGTCGAAGCGGGCCGCCGCCTCGTTCAGCGTCTGCACCGTCCAGTCGGCCGACGGCACCGCGATGTACTGGGCCAGGCCGAGCTGGGCCAGCGCCTGGATGAAGTGGTCCTTGTCGGAGGCCGGGGCGTTCGGGACCATGGTGCCGATGCGCAATCCGACCGCTGCTCTCTGCGCGGCCAGGTGCGCAATGTAATACAATTTCTCTTTCTTGTCATAATGGTAGTATGCCGATTCGAACATTGACACGCCGTAGAAGGGGCGCTCGGCCTCTTCGTGCGCGTAGTAAATAGCGGTCTCCCTGGGGATCTTGACATCAATCGTGCGCCCCTGAAAAAACGTCCTTTGCCTGAAGCCGTTGAATTTACCCTGGCCGTCGAGCAGGAACGTGAGGGTCTCCGATGGCCTCCAGTCCACTTCCCGGAGGGTGATTTTCCCCGCATTGGGTCCCAGCTTCGGCACCCAGTAGATCAGCTCCCAGGCGGAGAAGCCGTTGAACAGCGCGAGCAGGGCCTGCTTGATGAACCGGGAGAACGAGTGCGTCATGCCGCCCATCTGCGGCGGCGCGAACAGCAGGTCCTTGCAGAACTGGGCCTCCTCGGTGCCGCCGAGGGTGCCCTGGATGGGCACGACGTCGGCGTTCTTGAGGCTGGCCAGCAGCGGCTTGGTCAGCAGCCGGTACAGCGCCCGGGCCTGGCCGTCCCGCCTGCGCATGGCGATCAGCTGGCGGATAGACACCGGGTCGTCGCGGAAGACCTCCCAGCTGTCCCGGTACGGGGTCGCGAACGGCAGGAAGTAGGGGACGCCGACAGCGAAGTTCTCGCCCTCCGGGGGCGGCTTGGGCAGCTGCTGCTGCTCGGGCAGGACGTAGCCCTCCTGCCCGAACCCCTGGGTCGTGACCCCCATGCCGCCAGGCGGCTGCAGGCGCGACTCGTACGGGCCCTGACCGCCGCCTGGTGTGGTCACCCCTGTGGAATCGGATCAGTGCTCCCCGCACACCCAGCGCCCGTAGGCGAGCCGCCAGCCGCGGGCGCGCAGCTCGGCCACGACCCGGGGATCCAGCTCGTGCACCAGGTACCAGTCCAGGCGGGCCACGTAGCCGGGCGATCCCTCCTGGCCGAGGTAATCCGGCAGCCTGAACCCGCGCGGCGCGCTCAGCTCCAGCCTGCTCTCGCAGCCGTTGACGACCGCCGCGCACGTGAACAGCAGCTGCGCCACCGGCCCAGCATAAGGATGAGAAGCACCCCGGCGGCCGGATTTTAACCGGCGACCACCCGGAATGACGAGCCAGGCCGCTCTAACGCTGGCGCACACCGGGGTACCGTTCCCGCGGCAGGAACTGAACCTGCACCCACCCGGTCCCAAGAGCCAGGCGCTCTGCCAATGAGCTTCGCGGGAAGCCCTCTCAGGATAGCTGCTGCTGCCCTGAGCTGCCCAGGTACTTTCCCGTCACCGGGTGGTACACCGGCCGTGGCCCGGTGATGACCTCCCCTGCCGATGTACCCCAGGTGAACTGGCTGAAAGACATCCTCGCCGAGTACCGGCGCTACCCGTGGGGGGTAGCGGTCCTGGTGTTCCTGCTGTTCGCCGGGCTGAGCGCGGTCCTCACCGTGTACGCGACCCGGGGCGGCGGGACACCGCCTGCGCCAGTGCCGCCCAGCCCGCCGGTCACGGCCCCGCCGCGCCCGGCTGCCACGCAGCCGCG